ATTCAGTGTGTCTAGGTATACCACAAATAGTCCCAGCTACAGTACTTTCTAATAAAATAAAAGAAGCGTTCCCAAAATATAACTTCTCGTACCACACGATACACTTAAAGCAAATAGCAGAACCTAAAAAAAGTATTAATCTAAAGATTAAATGTCCTTAATATCCATGGATAAATCCAGACATCTGGTTGTAGAGGCACCAGATGGTTCTGTGGCGATAGCGTTTAACCAAGAGGTTCCAGCACCGGAACCACCACCAGAACCACCTGCTACACGAACGAGAATTCGTATAACTGGGCTCGCTTTTTGTGAGAAGGGGAAGATTATGACATGTATATTATTTTACATAAGTTTATTCATGATAACATGGTTTTTTAGAATTATAGACATTGTTAACATGTGTCTCATGTTCATGACGTTAGTGTCGGTAGTCACGGGGTGGTCATATGCTTCATACCAGATAGTGGTTCATGGAATTCTATCTAGTTTCACAATTGTTCCGCTTATAGTAATTGATATGTGGGGTACAGCCGTATATCAAATAGGTGTCGCGGTATTGTGTGCATATTTAAACTTCACTTCTAAATATATCACTGTTCAGCATCTTGAAGAGATTCCATAACATCATTTTATGTTGCGGACTTTCAACGTATTCCCAGTCATCAACTATAGACATGATTAGTTTGTTGTCATCAAGCTCATCATTTTTACGAAAACTGAGGGGTGCACGGTCTCCCTCACTCCTAACATTTCTAATGTAATCTGCTATGGTGTAAATGATAGCGTCTAAAAGTTCCTCCTTAGCCATATCTAACCAGGAGTCTGTAGGTGTTCCCCATGTCCTCGTGTCATCATTCACTCTCACACCATGATTATAACGTTTCAACCCGAGCTTTAACCGCTCGGTTAATTCTTCTCGGACGGGCATTTGAATTAATATTAGCCCTAAACTTTAACCAGTATTTCCGGTAATCGTCGATTCCCTTTTTAGATATTTTACCCTTTTTATTGTTGAGTATATAGTTTGCTAGTGCCAACTTGAAATTATTCTTCAAATTGTATGGAACACCAGTCACATTTGTGTTATTCATGAGGTACCTCTTCTCAAGATTTCTCCTTCTTTGCATCTTCCACTGACTCACGAGTCTTCGTTTAATTTCATTGATATCGCGTTTGAAAGGTATACCCAAGGCATTCTTCTTTTTATTCAGTTTGTTAATCTCATTTTGAACCACCTTTACATCGTTGTTAAGATTGGGTTTGTATCTTTTCATCCATGTGACACCAAAATATTTGGCGAGATCATTGCGGATAGAATTTTCATTGAGTCGCCTTTTCATCTCTATGTTATTTATCTTCAACTGTCGATTAATCGCATTACTGGCATTCTTGGCATTCTTCTGCTTTTGTTTGATTGCCCTCGGAGATGGAGGTTTAACAACCGGCTTAGCGGCTATATTATTACGAGCCTTTTCAATCTTCTTACACAAACTGAGTTTAGTGTCCTTTTTGTCGTAAGGAATCTTCATAGCTTTACATATCAGTTCGAGATTGGGCTTAGAATATTGGTCACATATTTTTCGTCCTATCCGGAAGTTCTTAGTATTTACCTTTCCGGTGATGGCTACATTTTTACCCTTGGTAGTGTTTTTGAATGTGACTGTCTTTTTCTTGTTTAATTTTTTGATCTTCTCGCAGATCTCTTTACGCGTTCCAAATTTACCCACCACTCCTAACTTCTTAGCTAAATCTATGAGTTCGGGTTTGGGCATTCGTTCACACTTTGTACTGTTTATGTTCAACGCAGAAACCTGTGTGGCGTTTAATATCTTCTTCTTTGTCACCTTGGCCTTGGCCTTGGCCTTTGGTTTGTTGCGCGTTTTTTTATCACCCTCGGAGAATACCCCCGTGATTTTAATTTCACCCGCACTGTTCATTTTTTCGATTAATCGCTGTCCGCGATTATACGCGTTTAATATGTCTTCAGGGCTTTTACCACCGAGAATTTGAACATTACCAGATTTCGTAATATTGTATTTGTAATCATCAATGTACGCATAGAAAAACGGACCAAGCTCGGGTTCATACGTCACGTTCGTCATACCATATTCCCTAAACCGGGCGGCAGTCAGTCCAAGATTTCTAAAAACACCGTTGAATTTAAACTGTGCACTGATATTGTTATATTCAAATGGATTGTATAAGAAAGACTCCCGTTCCGTGTATTTATCAACGACGAACTTTCGAATCAACTCCGGCTGAACGCCTATATTCTCACCGACAAATCCCGCAGAAAATCGAATTTTACCATTTTTGTAAATATTAAACGTAACCTTATGTGATTCACTCCCATTAGAAATCCTTAATATTATTTGTGTACTGAAATAGTCCTTGTTTATGTTACCTTTGGGACCATATTCCTTACTGTACGAATAACCCGTCTGAAATCGCCCATATATTCCCTTTATATCCAATGTGTCTATATAAAGACCTTCACCGATAAAGGTTTTATCGAGTGGTTTTTTTAACAGTATTTTTTTTATGTTTATACGGGCTTCTTTACCGAATCCACTGTTTACGTTGGCATTAAACATACCAATATTTAGTTTACTCATTGAAAGTTGTGTAGGGGCAATATAAGCTAATGAACTATTGTTAAAAGATGCTTTACCCAATGCATTTTCGTTTATATCACTGAACTCATTTTCGAGGGGGTCATTCTCGAATTCCTTAAACATACCTTCGTATCGTTTGTCATTGACGATGTCCCTTTGGAGTGTATTAGGAACTTCCTGCCTCTTCAAAAGGTTGAGTTCCACTTCACGGGGGACCTGGACATTTGGCGCACCCCTGGGTGGTGGCCACCGAAGTGATGGGCTACGTCTAGGACCCGTGGTCTCTATTTTGATGCCCGAGGTTTCCACGAATTCTCGAATTCCTCGACTCATTACTATTATGTACAGGTATTTTTTTTAAAACTCGTCTGTGAATCCGAGTGATTCTTCGATCACGTTAAGACCGTAAATGATGGGTTGCTTGGGGTACAGTCTCCCCTTGTATGTGACCGATTCGTTCCTGACTTCAACATCTCTTGAACTGAACGGCCCAATGTAGAAATCTGGATGGAACTTGTGCTTTCCAAGATTGTTTTCTTGGCAATGCTGGTTGAATACTTGCACAAATAGCTTTTGGGGTACAAACATATCTTCACCAAACTCGATATTCGTAGACTCGAGGAAGTTTGTGAGTGTACTCGCAACCATAGCCACCTGCTTCTGGATGAGCTTGAAATAGTTAGGCACCACATTCCAAATATCTCTATCCCTATATTTGTTGGAATAGTCTAGGTATCCACGCACACATTTGAGTAGAATAATAGGGAGCTCCTTCTCCAACTTCTTTTCAAGGTTTGGGTCCGCTTCTTGAACTTGTTTAGTGAAGTTCCACGGTAGAATACGACGCAGTACTGAACCAGAATTATCCTTCCAGTTTGGAATTTCATTTCCACCGAGTACCCCGGGTACCTTCCAATCAAGTGAGACCGCTATCTTGTTCTTGACTGCGATCGAAACCCTCTCACCTGATACGATGGACTGAAACTCAGCCTGTTCAAGTGCGAGGTCACCCTTAATCTCTGGTGCGATGAACATGAAACTATCTTTCAGGGCTGACAGACCGAATTTTCTCTCGATGTTGTTTCCGAGTGTACCCACGTCCTGACTTTCGTAAAAGCGCTTGAAAACATTGTTAATGAGTGTTGATTTACCAGACCTCGCGATGCCCTTGAAAAATGGAATAACTTGCCAAGAATCAAGATCGCCAACATCGTAGCAAAGGCGTCCACCCATAACATAAGCCCAGTTACATACTTCGGGCTCGAACTTTTGGTAATGCAAAACCTTATCAAAGTGGGGTGTAGGAATGTCTTGCCAATTTTCGATATGGGAAAAGTCATCAAACTGCTGATCGAAATACTTACAGGAGATGATAGTCGGGTCCAGGCATCGAAACTCCTTACTGTCGTAGGGGTAAAAGCGAGAATCATAAACCCCGCGATCGGGAATCCATTCCTTTCCAACAAAAACGCCATTCTTAAATGACCATACATGACGCCTCTTTTCAATCTCAGGAAACTGGGGATCGATGCATTTAGAAATGTACTCAATCACATCCCTGTATACAGTCCCTCTACTCGTAAAGTTTTTCCAGTTTGAGAACTCATCATCTTTGGGTGCGATGTTACGGACAAAATTCTGGATTTCCTGCTTCGCAACCCATGCCCGAGTGCAGTACCCATCGATGGTCTTGATTTCTTCACAGCAAAAGTCTTTGTATCGTCGGTACCCAGATTTATACGCTTCGTCGAGTGTGTAGAGGAGACACTTTTGATACGGGGAACAATCTTCAATCTCATCTTCGTCCATGGTGGAGGGGTCAGAGCTTGAAGACACCTGTGGAACTGCCATTGGGTTGACAACACGCTCATACGCTATGAAATGGCGTCTGATATTTTCATAACCATCCTTGAGTTGTTTGACGACATTGTTGACTCGTTTCCATAATGTGATTCCGTCACCGTTTACATCATGTGATTCTATTTTGAGATCCATGACCCGATTTTTCAAGTCGATGATAAAACGACGCTGTCGTTCACGGATCCCCTTAATAGCCAGAATATCAATTTTCCCGGGAATGGGGTTATTGTTGCTATCCCAATTATCAGCATGGATGAATTGTCTGTACCCCAACTCACGTGCATTCCTATAATCTTCAGTCTGAAGATCCCAGAAGATTTCAAACTTCCTTACAATTTCAATTATTTGGTCCTCATTCATCGATTGGATTTGCTCTTTTTGTAGCTCAGCCAGTGCTTCATACCTATTCGGTTCCTTATCGATGAAGTGAGTATCTTCCATGCTTACTCTTACTATGAATTTTTCTTTTAACTAAATTTTCAATCCTGAAGTTTGGCAAGAATCTTTATAAGGATTTTATTCTGTATCTGCATCTGGTTAGAAATCTCGACCAGAGCCGAGCATACAGTGTCACCATCCTGCGTCGCCATGAGCGAAGTCATCAAACCTATGATGTCAGTCTCATCGTCCTCGAGGTCCTCCATGTCCTCGACAATTTCTTGGTCGTCTACAGAAATCTCATCCTCAGTTTCATATTCGTCGGAGACGATTTCACCCTCTTCAATTTCTTCAGGCTGTGTGGACATTTGAATTAGACGGAGAAAAATTTGATCGCGGAAAGTCGCAGAATTATTTTCTCTGCTTATAGTACAACAACTCTCAAAATGGCCGGTGGTCTTATGCAACTCGTCGCTTACGGTGCCCAGGATGTCTACCTTACTGGTAACCCTGAGGTAACTTTCTACCAGGCCAAATACAAGCGCCACACTAACTTCGCGATGGAGAACATCGAGCAGACCGTCAACGGTACTGCCGCCAACTCCGGCCGCGTGTCCGTCACCGTCGCCCGTAACGGTGATCTCGTCGGTGACATGTACCTCGAACTCGAGTCTGACATCGCCGCTACCGCCACCGCGGAGGCTGGTGACTGCAACTGGGTCGCCGAGCGCGCGGTTTCCTCCGTTGAGCTTTCCATTGGTGGTCAGCGAATCGACAAGCACTACCAGAAGTGGTGGCGTCTGTACTCCGAGCTCTACCTCGATGAGGCCAAGAAGGCCACTTGGGGTAAGATGACTACCGCGGCTGATGGTTCCACTGTCTATTTGCCCCTAGTCTTTTTCTTTAACCGCAATCCCGGACTTTACCTCCCACTAATTGCTCTGCAGTACCATGAGGTGCGCATTGATATTGACCTCGCGTCCGATTTCACTGATTTCCTCAACGCGTCCGTCTTCAAGGTGTGGGCCAACTACGTCTACCTTGACACTGAGGAGCGCCGCCGCTTCGCCCAGAAGGGTCACGAGTACCTCATTGAGCAGGTTCAGCACACCGGTACCGATACCGTTGACCCCGCCGCCACCAAGCAGGTACGCCTCTCGTACAACCACCCCGTCAAGGAGCTCGTGTGGTGCTTCTCCAACACCGCCGCGCAGTCTTCCCTGTGGAACTTCACCAAGAACAACCTTGTCACCGAGGTTGCCCTCCAGTCTGACCAGACTGCCAATGGTCTTGATGCCAACTGCTTCGTGCCCATCTCCAACCTCGGCACCCCCATGTACGCCACCGAGCTCTCCACAGCGGCTTACACCGAGGAAGCGTCCGGTCAGCTCGAGACCTTCAAGCTTGTCCTCAACGGCCAGGACCGCTTCAAGGAGCAGAAGGGTAAGTACTTCAACCAGGTCCAGGCGTACAACCACCACTCCGGCTGCCCCGCGCCCGGTATCTACTCGTACTCTTTCGCGCTCAAGCCCGAGGAGCACCAGCCCACCGGCACTTGCAACTTCTCCCGCATCGATAACGCGCAGGTTGCTGTCAAGATGGCTGCCGGTACCGCGACTTCCATGCACATGTTCGCCACCAACTACAACGTCCTCCGCATCCAGTCGGGTATGGGTGGCCTCGCTTTCTCCAACTAAATACTCATACGAAGTATTTTAGTAAATAATTAAATAAAACTCCATTTTTAAAATGCACAGTACCAATGCTGTTTAAAAATGATTATCAAGCCTAAGTTGACCTATGTTTTTTGTTTTCTAAATCAAAAATGCCCAACTTTTCACGTACCGAACTGATTACTACCTTGACTATGATGATGCGCACTGTAGAAAATAACCTTGATACGGAACTTAATAAAACTATGGCACTCGCCATGTTTGAGGTTACCCTCAGATATTACAATCTTTTCACGCGAAGTGGTGATAAGAAATTCATTCAGACCTGTTATAATAAGGCAAAAGTGCCTAAAAATGATCACAGATTTGCGAAGTATGTTCATAAATTTGAGGAACTTACTAGACCGCCACCCTTGCGCCGATCGAGGCGGTTAGCAAATAAGCGTACTTAAATACAAGCCTCTCATTATAGATAATGTTCAAGAAAGTATTTGACCTTTTTATTAAAGTGGATAAACCTGTATTGGGACGTTGGAATTTGAAGTCGTGTAACGAAATTTCAACATCCATCAATTCTATATATCAGAATAGGGATCATTGTGGTGATACGATATGTAAAACACCGAAGAAAGCTTCAGAGTATCGTGAGACATCGAAGGTGCCCCACAACAAGTTTTTCGGGACCCAATAAACAACCATATACACAAAAAAATGTGAGTGTACTATAAAGATGGATATACGACTCGAAGCACTCCTCAGGAGTTTAGGTTTATTTCTCAGTGTTTATTTTACGATTGGGTGGGGTGAGAAATCCAGCCCACCATGGGATGTGGTGTTGATGGTCGGTGCGGTGGCATCGGCCATGGCTCTGAAATATTACGATTAATTGATGCTAGAATTTTTTACAGCATTTGGCGACGGCTTTATATCCTGATTTGACACCTCCCGAAATTACCTTACCAGCATTACTGGCAAATTTTGCAGCGTCGTTTCCGAATTTAACCGCAGCTTTTGCGGCGGCATTTGCAGCATCTTTAGCGGCCTTTGCGGCAGCCCTCGCAGCGGCCGCGGCAGCCCTTGCCGCTTTTAGAGCTGCATCCCTTACGGCGTATGCAGCTCTCTTAATTTCTTCGAATGCTTTATTAAACAATTCTTTAATCTTTCGAGCCGCCGCACCCGCGATTTGTCCAACCTTACGAATTGCGTCGTTTACCTTACGTTTAATGTCATTGAAAATCCTCTCTCCCGTCCTCCCAATCTCGTTTATCATTCTCTTACCAGCCCCCGAAATATCGCGAGTCACTTTAGTAACCGCACCACCGATCGTTCTGACAACTTTTCTACCACCACGATCTATATCTCGTATAACTTTCCTACCACCATTTTCAATTGTTTTTATAGCCCTTTTAGCACCATTTGTTATCTCACGGATCATTTTTTTAAGACCGTCTTTGAGTTTTCGTATAACGTCTAATCCAGCTTTCTTTATTTTACCACCTATACTCTGTATCATCCTCCACAAACCCTTTAGCGCCTTGAATATCTCCTTCAATACCCACATAAAGAATTTCTTTACTTTTCCGGGTAGGGTTTTTATCCAATTTCCAATCCATTTAAGAGGATCGAAATATGTATATGCCCCATACCCTGTGGCAGCCAGGGACGATGACAGCCCTAACAAAACAATAATATTGTAAAGCATATTATTGTTTTATTATTACAAAATATAAAAATCCACCAATTATCTCAGAGAAAACATCTTTTTAAAAGCTTTCCGTGCTTCCGCCGCCCCTCGAGCTGGAGCATCTCTGATAGCTTTAGCACTCTGTCGACCCAGGTTTGAAATACCGCTCTCCATCTCTTTGACAGCTCGTTTTCCTGAGTTACCTATATCATTCACTATTTTTTTACCCGCACCACCGATTTGGTTCACAACCTTTCTACCTGCACCAGTTATTTGTCCAGGTATTCTTTTGATCCCATTTCCAATGTTACGCACGATTCCAGTGAACGCCCTTTCAATTTTTTTGAACATGTCTGTAAACGCCTTTTCAATATCTTTAATAATTTTCTTTGCTCCATCAGCTATTTTGTTGACCACACCCAAAACAAAATCCTTGATTTTATTGAATGCGTACTGAATAATATTCCAAATATCATTGAGGATTTTAAGTAACGCCTTCTTGATATCCTTGAGTGCATCGAATATCAATTTTATGAACAGGTTGAAAAGTTGCATGAGTTTCTTCGGTAAAAATTTAGTAAAAAACCATTTTAGTGTCTGTGTCGGTTTGAAATTGTTATATACGACAAAAGTTGACGCCGCCAGTGACGAAGACTGTGCCATTACAATAGCCAGTCTTACTGATAAACTAGACATGCTATTTATAATAGACCACTAAAAAAAATCGTTAGAATTTTGATATTTGTTTACCGATTTCACGGACAACCTTTTTACCGGCACCTGCGACTTCTTTTATAGCTTTTTTACCGGCACCGGATACATCCCGAACAATCTTCTTACCCGTACCCGCCACCTGCCCAACCGCCTTTTTGCCAAAATTACCCACATCTCTGACAACCTTTTTACCAGCACCAGATACTTGTCGAACAATCTTCTTACCAGCTCCCGCAACATCATTGACTACCTTTTTCCCTGTATTTTTTACCTTATTGACCGCATCTTTCACGAACCTTTCGATTTTTTTGACGATATCCTTGACAATTTTGGCAATCTTATTACCTATATTCTTTGCAAAATTGGCTATGTCTTTTACCGCTTTCAGTAAACCCTTGATAGCTTCCTTGAAAAGCCATCGAAAGAAAACGATTGGGTTATACTTATAAATTGCATAACATAGCATCATCGACGATGAAGATTTCATACAAAATATTGTACATATTGGTACGAGCAACGAGCCGATCATACTCTTACTTTTCACAGAGAAAAATATTCTCAACGTAAAATTTTTTCGAGGGTTGTAGATCTTGGGACCCTAATACCGAAGGGAGCCAAAAGTGACCTAAGAGCTCCTGTGACAATCTTGAATAAGTTGTAATTGAAACTCGCATATACTGATCCGGCGCAACATCCTATGAGACATATCCACCCCATTAATATACTACCGATCAGTTGAAGTATCATACATTCGTCTGAGAAAATAATATAAAAGAATACCTCTACGTACAGGTATGTATGAGATATACACCGATGGGAGCAGTCTGGGAAATCCTGGACCTTCTGGCTGGGGTGTGGTCAGTGATCATTTTAAGCTTAGTGCTGGACAACCTAATTCAACAAATAATCGGATGGAGATGACCGCAATCCTCAAAGCACTCGAGGAATGTGTGAAGAGAGATATTCAAGAGGTGCGTATATTTACGGATAGTAACTACGTGAAACAAGGAATAAATTCATGGATTATAAAATGGAAACAAAATGGATGGATGACATCTGTGGGTGCACCCGTAAAAAATAAAGATTTATGGATCGCTGTCGATGAAACGCGTAAAAAATTGAAAGTGGTTGAATGGCGGTGGGTAAAAGCCCATAATGGCGACCCTAGAAACGAAGAAGCTGATAAATTAGCCAGGGAAAGTGCGAAAAATATATCTGTATAATCTAAGTCCATGAGTGTTCAAAAGCAAGACGAACACTGTGAGTGGTGTGAAAAACAAGAAAAGTTGCTTATAAAATGGGCTGAAAAGGCGGCTGGATACCGCTGGTTACATAATCACGCACGCCTATTCTACAAGAAACAGAATGATTGGTTGTCTTATCCTAGTATAGTTATAGCGAGTATAACAGGTGTTGGTGGTTTTGCCGTTTTAAACCCGAGTGGGAATGAAGATGTATCCCAGGATACAAAAAACAACATAATGATCATCCAGTATTTCTTTGCATTCCTAAATGTTTTGGGTGGTATCTTAACGAGTATCTCAAAGTTTAGTCAGTCTCTACCTTTATCTGAGGCACATTCAGCTATGTGTGTACAGTGGTCTAAGTTTTATAGGTCTATCGACATGGAAATATCACTCGACGTGAAGCATCGGTCAGAAGTTGTCGAGTTTCTTATGAAGTCAAGAGAAGAATATGACAAGTTACTCGATGACGCACCAGATATACCAGCTATATCTATTCAGGCTTTTCTCTTACAGTTCCCAGATAAAGAAAACAAGCCCGATGTATGTAATGGTTTAAGTATAGTTGTAAGTGATGACGCGGCGTCTGTGACAGGCTCTAGACGTGCAGTGAACAGGTGGCTAGGAGCTTTCCAAAATGTAACAGCTACAGCCAGGCGGAAAAGTAGAGATTCTGACGAGTTACATAGAATAGATTCAGTGTAAAAAATGTTTGTTAAATATAAAAATGAGTAGTGTCTCTAAAATGTTCATCCTCGGTGGTATCACCGCATTCTTCGGTTTCATTTACATGATCTACAACAAAATGAACCCAAAAGCGTTCGGGTTCCCTCGGGGTAAGAAGGCGAGTATTTTAGATCCCTTCTACTTTTCTATGACTACCATGTCGACCGTGGGTTATGGTGATTACGGCCCAAAGGATAACTTCGCCAAGATGCTTGTCATGGCGCAACAAGGTGTACTTCTTTTCGAGATTGTTTCTTGGATCAGTGAGAGGGAGTCTGTGACTAAAGCCGTAAACAGTGCTTTAGCTGCTAACGCTATCAAGGCTTAAAGTTAATGTTCCTAATTAATATGTGGGTGGGTCCCACAACGTTATACAAATTGGTTAGTAAAACAATCAAGTTGCACCGTTCTTATAGCTCAGTTGGTTAGAGCGTGGTGCTTATAACGCCAAGGTCACGGGTTCGAGCCCCGTTAGGAACATCTTTTACAATGAGTTTTCCTCATTGTAAAAGATGATAAAGAATTCAGTCACGTTAAATTAAATGATGTCTCTCGCCCGACCAATTCACATTCAAAAAACGCCTGTTAAGATACAAACTAAGAAAATGTCATCCAGGCGTCCAGTTCGTTCGACCCGCGTTCAGGCTGTACTTCCAAATCCAGACCTAGTCAATTACACACAACTTCAGATTGTTACATGGATTCTACCCATGACAATCGCTGGTCGTCTACTCAAGGTGGAATGGCCCGAGCTTACAGTCGGTCTCACTGCTATGACTCTAGCGAAACTGACTCTCGCAGCCAATGGCATCATTCACTATTAAAATATTCTACAAAGGTAAATGTTTACACTAAAGCCCCATATCATACGACCAAATGTCCGCACTCAAGCTAAGAAGAAAGATTCTATAGAACCAGCCGAAGCCCCGGGTCGAGTACACCCCCTAAAGAAGTTCATCATGGAAAATTTCAATATTGAAGAGATTGATTACGAGAAGTTTAATAAGGAAAATAAATGGGCCATTCGCCCCGGCAAAAGGAAGGGGGATAAAGAATAGAAACGTTAAATAGAAAACATGTCTCTTGCCCTCACTTTTACTATTCCTACTCTACGTAATATCAAAACTCGGGCAATTTCGGACCCCGCACAGTATGACGTTGAAATTAACACAGCTCGTGGGTTTAGTAAACCATTAACCACTCGTGTGCGTAGTCACATGGAAAATTTTTCTGATCTAAATGAAGCCTCTCAACTTATCGACCATGTGACCGAACGTGAAGTCATCGAGGCACAGAACTTCTGGGCGCAGTCTATCGTGGATATTTCTAACTCATTCCTAACTGGTGGTGATTACGTGAGTCTCGCAGGTGAACGTGCGGGTGAGTTGTATGGATATGATCATACTAATGTACTCTTCAAACCCACGAAAGCCGCAGAACAACAGTTTCGCCCCACCGCTAATGATGCCATGTCTTACTTTGTGGGTCACGATGCTGTGATCAGTGGTTTCAAAGAAGATCAAGGATTCGCCATCAATGCCAAGAAGGGTTTCAGTAAAGTGATCTTCAAGAATCACCAGATTGACTGCCATGGTGAAGTGGCACACGCCATGGGTACCTATGAGTTCACATGTGCCACCACCGGTGAAATTTCAGATGTTGAATACACATTTGGTTACAAGCGCAACATGGATGGTAAAGTGCGTATTTGTCTACACCATTCCTCCATCCCGTATGAGACGTCTCACACGAAACCGGTTGAACCACGTGTGAAGCGCAAGATTGTAGTTGACCCCGCACAGGCTGACCCAGAGGCAAACCAGCGTCATCAGGTCGCTACTGCGAGTTGGTAATTATGTTTAGTTTAAAGTCCTTGTCTAACCCATTGATACTTATCTTTCCCTCGTCCACAAGACGCTTAATCGTATTACCAACCTCTAGGTTGTCGTTATACGCCTGTGTGTGTTTTGGATCAGCTGGTAGATTGGGCATGAGCATATTGAAGGCCATCATTTTCTTGGCCATTGGAAGCTCGGGACTTTGAAGTACGCGTAAAATTTCGATGGGAAGCTTGGAAGGATCCATTACTCTTTATTTGGACTTTTTCTTTAATTGGCTACCCTTAGATTTAGGTTTCTTCGTTGAACGGTCTTTCACATGTTTCACCAGACTGACGGCGGCAGCACTCTGTGCGACGGTGGAAATGAGAGCTCCTGTACAGATGGGGCACGGCATATTATAATTACTGGACATGTTTTTTAAACCTAAGTGGCATACACTTGTACGTTTTTACATCTTAAAATAACATGTCTTCCATTTTCGAAAACAGCTCCGTCTACAAGATTGGTGACTCGTTCACCATGAAGAACATCCTCAACATCGTTGACAAGATGAATGATGCTATGCCCCATCACGAGTTTGAACCTGAACCTATCAGTGAGGGTGGTATCCGCGTGAAATTGGATGGGGATGGATACAAAACGTTTCGTTTCAACTTTCGCAACTGGCCTTGGTGTCCGGGTGGTGTCAAAGCGGAGGATCTTGACAGAAAACTGATCGTCGATGACTTCACTGGTAAAGAGAGGTTGTATTCTAATTTCAGGACTTTGTATGGTGCACCCGAATGGACGAAAGATGAAGTGAAATGTATCGATCGAATTGTCCGCGAAGAAGGAATGAAGAAAGTTAGGGCTTAGGATTATTTATTAATACTACTGCAGGTACTGAACCCTTTGGTGGTTTCTTACAAAATATCTTACACTCACAACAATCCCTTACAGACACGATTTGCTTTTTAGTCGCGTAACATCGTGTCGGTAACATAATATCTTTGGAAAGGTACCTAACTATCTGATCTACAAGTATCATAACTTTACTGAAGATCTTATCTTTCATCTATTTCCGTCTGGCAATTCTGCATAGTCTTTACATGGTCACCCTCATCATCACGAACTCTTACAAATACATCATAAAGATTTTCAACATCACCGTAATAATTTATGGCTATGGGTGGGGGGTTCAATAGCGATAAAACCACTCCCCGTTTTTTAAGAAATTCATCGTACGTGTGGTAAGCGTGCTCTTCTATCTGCTCAGATAGATTATAAGCCATTGATGGTGATAATATATAAATCAAACACGTGAACCAATAATATGCAAAGGCGGTGTGTTGTGCAAAAAAACGATCCGCGAAACGCTTATCCCCACCCAAATGCTCCATTATGAGAAGATGGTGATACTCATTCACAGTCTGGGCGAAATGTGTCTCCAAATAGTCAGCCTTTCTCGATAACCCCAACGTTTCGTAAAGGTGTAAAACGGAAACGAATGAAAAATATGGTACACGCGCGACCGTCTCAAGAACGTAGAAACGAGCATAATCTCTATCTTTGTAAACTTTGTCAATAACATCAACGGCCGTTCTGACGACTGACTTATTGATACGCTTCTCCAAGTTACGTACGACAGGGAACTTGGAACGATTAGACACCGCGACAGGTTTGCATAGAAGTGTGAACATTTAATTTATTGAAATATAATAAAGAGTGATGAACCATTGCATCGTTTTTGGTGCCAGGGGGCATCTGGCAAGAACCCGTATTATCCCAGC